ATTTATTTTGCTTAAGCAAAAGTTATAATCTACTGAAATACAAGTATTTGCAAGGCTCGCATAAATATGTATTATCTTTTTATTTTGCTTAAGCAAAAAACATAAAACGTTTATTACCATATAATTACAGAGCCTATTTTGCTTAAGCAAAAGTTAGATAGGTAATACACTATATATATAATAATGTATATATAAATAATATAGATAGTATGTATAGTGTATATTCTTTGCTTCTTTCTTACGCAAAAATAGGATGCCAGAGATACCAGCATCCTATGATCTCTATGTGTACATTTCTCCTGTGCCAGTAAGCAGCCAGGTAGCTGAAATGTTATATACGCTCACCAAGGGAACCAGCCAGCTCACATCAAAGATGCTTCTGGAAAGATCCTCTCTCTGTTTTGTGAGGTTCCGTCTGTCTATTCCATACAGCCTACAGTACGTGTTTACACCTCGGATGATCTTCTTAGCTATGAGATCATCCAGAGCCTGGTAGAACCTGGAAAGAATGTTCCTATGAGCAAGACCCTTATCCATACACGTGATATTTAAGATGATCAACGTGTTTTTTCAGCTCCAGGAGCTGAGAAACACGATCACTGGAGCCGTTTATTACCTTCTCAGAAGTAATCGCAACAGAAAGCGTTTTTTCTGCCTCAAACAGCTCTTTCTCACTAACACCTACTTGATCCACAGACTTTCTGTAGAGATCAAGAACCAAACTTACCATTTTATCCATACCTATTCCTCATTAAATGTTTCCGTATTCAGCTTAACGCAACGCTGATCATCATCAAACTCTAGGGCTATGTGAAAGCCAGGAACGATCCACTGGCAAAGCTCACCAGCATCCAGAGGTGATCGGCTGGAACACTCTCCCACTACCTTTGCGATCTCCTGGTATTTCATACCTTTCATATTTCCCAGGCTTGCGAACTTATTCTTAAGATCAGAGCCAGGTTTCTTCTGGCTATTCGCTACCAACATGATCAATGTTACCAATGATCCTAATAATATTATCCACCACATATATAACTCCTTTCTTATTTTACGCTCATACAGAGCATTACACGATATATTCCATACACATCCTTTAGGCACACATCAAAAGGTGCATATTTAGGATCCTCATTAAGAGACATACACCTAACAAAGCCTTCTCCTTGATCCGATGGGGTAAGGATCTTAATTACCTTACCATTACAGGTATCAAGCACGTAGGCTTTTCCCCAGTCGATGAAAGCCCTTTCATTTATCTTCTTCACGAATACATGAGATCCGTTAGGGTACTCTGGAGCCATGCTGTCACCAGATACAGTGATGGCAAAATCGGCTCCAGTGATAGGAGATACTATCATTTCACATTCTGTCTTGCGCACAGAAGCATCAAAGTCATTAAGAGAGCCACCTTGCGCAGATATAGGAACCAGAGGCAGATAGGTGATGGTTGGCTTATCGCCTCTCTTTGCAGCCTTCTGGCTTGATGGCTGGCTCTTAACTTCCTGTGTTGATACACCAGGATCTTCTCCTTTCCACATAGAACCTTGACCGAAGCGCAACCAGTCCAGGTTAAGCTCTGGATAAGCCTTGCTGATCCTTCTCAGTACATCTTCACGGATATTGAAGCCTACTTTATTACACCAGCCGTTAGCTAGACCAACGGCATCCTCAAACGCTTTCTGAGTGATTTGCAGTTCCTCTAACAGAACCTTCACTCGATCTTTTGTTGTTTCCTGTTTCATACCGCTTTAGAGTTTAAGTCTATCCAAAAACCTAATCAAATGTTAAAAAACACACTATATACTGAATTTATTTCTATTTTTTCTTGTCTGTTAGAAATTAAATCTGTATATTTGCACCGTCATTATTAGAATAACGACACAAAGATAATAATATATTCTGAAATTAAGGCAAAAAATTATGGAAAATCAGAAAAAAAATCAATTTAGGCAGATTTATGATGCCTTACCGCCAAGAGCTGTAGCGGCTCCAAAGGCAAGATGGGTGGAAAGAATGGCTGAGGTTGCAATGGTATCCACCAAGACAGTACGGTGCTGGCTGGCTGGTGTACAGAAGCCAGACGCAATAAAAACAAAGGCACTCTCAGATGAACTGGGAATACCAGCAGATCAATTATTCATTTAATCAAATGCAAGTCCGATTATGATCAAGATCAATTTAAAAAAAGTATTCGCAAAGTCCCTTATCGTGCTGGGTATCATAGGATCAACACCTGTATTTATTGGTGCATGGTGGTGTCTTATGATGGGTATTATGCTGGCATGGCTGGGTAAAGTTTTTCTGGAGGAATGCTAACATGGCTATAACACTGGAACTATATGAGCTTAAGAATATCTGTAAGGATATGGCAGAGCTGGGAGCCGCTAACTTCTATAAGAAGATGGCTCCAGGTAAGGATCTGATCTCTCAAAGAGAGGCATACAGTGAGTATGGTGAAGCACGTGTTAAGGGATGGGTAAAAATGGAACTCGTTTCTAAACAGAGGATCGGATCAGCACGAAACTCGAAGCTACTATACTCCAGGGCTGAATTAATTTCAGCCGAAAAGACAGATAAGTTGAATTATTACATTAACAAATAGATTTATTTTCAATCATGAAAGAAATTAAGCTACTTTCTCTGGAACTGGTAAACTTCAAGGGTATCAGTTCCCTTCACCTGGATTTCACCGATAACACTTGTGTGTGCGGTGCAAACGGAACAGGTAAGACTACAGTATTCGATGCGTTCTGCTGGCTCCTTTTCGGCAAGGATAGTCACAATAGAGCTGATTCAGCATTCAACATCAAGACACTTGATAAGGATGGTAATGTGATCTACAACCTGGAGCACTCAGTTATCGGTGTTCTTTCTGTAGATGGCAGAAGCCTCAGACTACAGCGTACCTATCGTGAGGTATGGGTGAAGCCACGTGGAACCACGGAAAAGACACTTAAGAACCACGAAACCATCTTCTACATCAATGATGTTAAGTGTGCAACCAAGAAGGAGTATGATGCTGAGATCTCTGGCATTATTCCAGAGGGTGTTTTCAAGATGATCACTAACCCAAGATGTTTCCCTACACTTCCAGCAGAGAAGCAGAAGGAAATGCTTATGCGTATGGCTGGTGATGTTACCGATGATGAGGTGGCAGCTACAAAGCCAGAGTTTGCTAAGCTCCTGGCAGAAATGGCTGGTGTACCTATGGAGAGATACCTTAAAGAGGTGGCTGCAAAGAAGAAGGCTTGCAAGGATGTTCTGGCGATCATCCCTTCACAGATAGAGACTGCCCAAAACCTCAAACCAGCCTCAGAGGATTGGGCAGATCTGGATAAGCAGATCCAGGAGAAGCGTAAGAGTGTGAGCGAACTGGATGAGAAGATCAAGGATCGCACAAAGGTGACACAGGATTCCTTTGAGGCTAAGAATGCCCTGGTGGTACAACAGAACCAGAAGAAGGCTGATCTTACAGAGCGTACCAACAAGATCCGTATAGAGGCTGACAATGCTCACCACAAGGCTGTGAAGGAGGCTGATGATGCCTATAATGCAAAGATCAATGAGTACGACAAGCAGATCACCACCATCAAGAACCAGATGAGCCAGAGAGAGGGAACACTTACAGCTACAGCTGGATCCGCTGTTACTACAGCAGACCAGGAGATCGAAGGTGTCCGCAAGCAGATCAATGCCAAGAACCAGGAGATCAAGGCACTCCAGAGCGCAAGCAATTCCCAGAATACTACACAGATCAACCTGGCTGGTATCATCAAGAAGTACACTGCCAACATCAAGGTAATGGAAGATTCCGTACAGGCTAAGCGCAATGAGTACACAGAGAAGGCTAAGGAACAGCTTGCTTTCGATCCTAACGATTTCATTTGCCCTACCTGTAAGCGACCTCTGGATGATGATGATTGTGAGGCTAAGCGCAAGGAGCTGCAGAAGAACTTTGAGGATGAAAAGACCAAGAAGCTCAAAGAGATTCAGACAGCTGGAAAGCAGATGGCTTCACAGCTTGCTCAGCTCAAACAGGAACTGGATTCCTATAATACCCAGCTGAAACAGCTTAATGATTCTATCGCTGAGACACAGAAGGAGCTACAGGATGCCCAGGGAGATCTCTTGTCTCTCCAGCAGACACTACAGGAAAAGATCGAGAACAGACCAGCTGAGCCAGACTATGCGAAGGTTCTAGCATCCGATAAGGCTTACCATGATCTTTCCGTCTTGCTTGCAACCGCTGTAGATAATAAGTCGAAGGTGGAGAAGGCTACCATCCCAGATCCTATCTACTCAGAGATAGAGGCAGCAGACCAGACTTGCATCGACCTTAAGAACAGCATCACAGAGCTGCAGAACAAGATTGATAACTTCAAGGATGCCGATCCTGTGGATACCTCAGACATAGAGGAACAGAAGAAGGCTATCAATGGAGAAATCGAGGATCTTGTTAAGCGCATGGCTAAGCGTGATACCATCAAGAAGGCAGACGATGAGATCAAGAAGCTGGAACAGAAACAGGATAAGAACAACCAGGAGCTGGCTGAGCTAGAAGGTATCGAATACAATGCACTCCAGTTCCAGAAGAAGAAAGATTCCTTGCTTATGGAGCGTATTAACGGAATGTTTGAGATCGTTTCCTTCTCCTTCGTATCTAACCAGTTGAACGGTGGAGAGAAGCTCACGTGTGTATGCACTGTGAACGGAACTCCTTATCCAGACGTGAACCACGCTGGCAAGATCAATGCTGGTTTGGATATTATCAATGCGATCTGTAAGAGCGAGGGTGTATGTGCTCCAATTTTCGTTGATAACGCTGAGAGTATCAACGATGTACTGCCAACAGTAAGCCAGAAGGTGATGCTGTGCGTAACAAGAGATTCATCATTAATTATTAAGTAATATGGCAAACGAGGTTAAAAAGACTACACAGGCAGCTGGCAACGTACCAGCTAAGCCTGTAAACGCATTCAAGAACCTTCTTGATAATGCTTCTATGCGTAAGATGTTCACTGATGCGATGGGCAAGAATGCTGGTTCCTTCATTACATCTATGATAGAAATGTACAAAGGCAATGGAGATCTACAGCAATGTGATCCTACAGCCGTGGTTATGGAATGCGTGAAGGCAGCAACGCTTCATCTTCCTATCGAGCGTTCCCTGGGATTCGCCTGGATCATCCCTTATAAGATCACCGTAAAGACTAAGGATCCTGTTACTGGATTCGATCACTACGATAAGGTTATGAAGCCGACATTCCAGCTGGGATATAGAGGTTTGATCCAGCTTGCTATGCGAACAGGTATGTATAAGTTCCTTAATGCTGATGAGGTGTTTGAGGGAGAGCTGAGATCCATCAATAAGCTCACTGGTGAAATAGATCTTAATGGTGTGCGAACTGGCGATACAGTTGTAGGTTACTTTGCATATCTTGAACTTATTACTGGCTTCCGCAAGACACTATACATGACGGTGGAACAGATGGCTGCACACGCTAAGAAATACTCCAAGAGTATCAAGAACGAGGTGAAGGTTACTGATCTCATTCCTCTTGCCCAGATCCTCACTCCTACAGGTGATGGTGTCGGATGGATGGCGAACTTTAATGGAATGGCAGAAAAGACCGTCACACGAAACCTTCTCTCTAAGTATGGTTATCTTTCTACTGAGCTTTCACAGGCTATCAGCTACGATATTAATTCAGATCGAAAGGTAGAGGATGCTGATTATGTAGATGTTACAGACCAGAAGATGATCGGATTCAGCGATGATAACGGCAACACATATACAATGGTTGGTGGATCTGGTAATAACACAAGCCATGGAGGTGAGGGATCGGCTACTGGTGCTGTAGATGCTGCAAGTGCTATAGCTAATAATGAACCAGATCCAGGATTCTAAGGCTTATGATGCTCAAAGTATTGGGATCTTCCAGTAAGGGAAACTGTTACATCCTGGAGAACGAAAGCGAGGCTCTGATATTGGAGGCTGGCATTAAGTTCCAGGATGTGAAGAAAGCCCTTAACTGGAATATCGCTAAAGTAAAAGGATGCCTGGTAACTCACAGACATGGTGATCACTCTAAGTATATCAAGGATCTGGCTGGATGCTTCTACACCCTGGCACTACAGGATGTATTTGATTTCAGAGGTGTGACTGGTAACAAACTGGTTCCGATCACTCCTGGAGCCAGATACAAGTGTGGGAATTTCAAGATCATACCTTTTGAGGCGCACCACGATGTTCCCTGTGTCGGATACCTCATAGATCACCCAGATATGGGTACGCTGATGTTCCTCACAGATTCCTATGAATGTGACTACAGGTTTTCGGATCTACAGCATATACTTATCGAGTGTAACTATTCGGATAAGTACCTGGTGGAGGCGATCAATGAAGGAAGAACCTTTGCAAGGCAACGAGATCGCCTTCTTAAATCGCACCTATCGCTTCCTGGATGCCTGGAGTTCCTTAACACCTCAGATCTAAGCAAGGTTAAGGAGATCGTTCTGATCCACCTGTCAAGCGAAAACAGCAACGCTGATGAGTTTGTCAAGGCTATTGAGGATGATGCCAGGAAACCTACTTATGTAGCTTATCCAGGTGCTGAGATTGATATAACACGTATCTATGGCTAAGGTTCTGATCGAGAAGATTCATGGGCTGTTTGATCTTAAGCCTCTTTATGAATATATCCGCACAAGAGCGGATGGAGTATTCAGAATAGAGGTTGTTCGGGTTAGAAAGAAAAGATCTGGAGATCAGAACGGCTGGCTATGGGGATGTATCTATCCTCTTATGCTTGATGCGATGATTGATGCTGGCTGGGAGTTCACCAGCTGTGAACAGCTTCACGAATACTTCAAGAACCTATTCACGGCAGAACAGGTAGTGAACAAAGAGACTGGTGAGATCGTCAAGTTTCCATCTTCTACAGCAGACATGGATACTGTGCGATTCTCCAGCTATTGCGAACAGCTAAGAAGCTATGCCAGGGAATATCTTAACTGTAACATACCAGATCCAGATAAATTTTGGAAAGACAATGAAAAAGATTCCTAACCACATGGTAACTGAGCTACAGAGGCTGGTTCCACTGATTATTGATAACGTTTCAGATACAAAGAATACCAGAGTACTGAATGCTATCAGAATAACGAAGAAGATTATTAAAAAGTTAGATAATTTAAAAGATTTTGAAAAATGAAGGTAATAGAAGTAACAGAGAAAGAAGTAAAGGCTGCATTTGATGCGGCAAAGAGTGATGAGGTGAAGAATGTGCTGGCAGCATTATTCTGTAAGCCAGAGGATCGTGTTAAGCCATCCCTGGATGATTACAAGAGTATCAAAACATACGAAGATGCTTGTGAGGCACTTGGTGAAGAACCTGTAGAGGGATCTCTCGGAGATCATGTAGATAAGCATATTATCGCCTTGATCAAGCTGGAGACTATAAGCCGTGCTCTCTGGGGAAAGGACTGGCAGCCTAAGCCAGATCCAGATAGTAGCAAGTATTTCTATTATCCTTGGTTCGCTCTCTACACTCAGTCTGAAATGGATTCTATGAGTGAGGAAGATAGGGGTGCTCTGCTCGGTGCGGGTGCGGGTCATGGTGCGTATGCTGGGTTCGGCTATCTGTGTGCGTTTGGTCGCTCCTCGGGTTCGGGTGCGAATGTTGGGTTCCGCTTGTGCCAGGAAACAGAGGAAAAGGCTAAGTATTTCGGTGTTCAGCTCAAGGAAATCTGGGCAGATTATCTGGCATTCAATTTCACTGTAGAGAATAAATAAAATACAGATCATGGCAAAAAGAGATAAGATGATGTTCGATGTGGGCTGGTGGCTGACGGATCCAAAAGTTAGAAGCCTGTCTGCTGAGGATCGTGCCTTATTCGTGGATCTCTTATGCCAGATGTGGATCTCTCCAGAAAGAGGTGTGATGATCGGTGGATCCATCCAGCATCCACTAACCAAACGTGAGATCATTTTCATGGTTGGTGGTGATACTGATGATGAGTGGCTGGATCGCCTGGTGGAAGCTAATGTGGTGTATATTAGGCAAGATGGAGCTTATTGTAATAGCTTGATGATGCACGATGCCCAGGTAAGCGAAGCCAGGCGAAAGGCTGGATCGAAGGGCGGTAAGAGTACGATGAGTGCTAACCGCCAGGTGGAGAAGCCGATCATTAAGGCAACACCACCAGTGAAAGCGAAGCCAAAGGATCCAGAAGGAAATCTTTTCCAGGAAGATCAACAACCTCCAGAGGAAAAGGCTGCAAAGCCGAAGCCTCAGAAAAAGCAATATGCTCAAAGCGTGACTATGACAGAGGCAGAATATAAGAGCCTCACAGATCAGTTCACGGAGCCTGTTGCTAAGGAAATGATCGAGATCCTATCAAACTATAAGGGATCCAAAGGCAAGAAATATAAATCAGATTACATGGCTATCCTCTCATGGGTGGTCGATGCTTACAAGGAAAGACAAAATCGTTATTATGGCAGCAATAAAGAATATAAACGAAATAATCCAGAGCCTACAGCCACAGATCCAACAAGCTACGAAAAAGATCTATAGATCTCCTTTGAGCAAGGAAGATTCTTACAGGCTGTTGTATTTTTGCTATAAGGCAGAGGTTGAAAAGAGAGGGCTTGTTATGAAAAATGACGAGAACGTTCTTGGAGCTATAAAAGATGCCTCTAACTGGCTGATTGAAGGCAAGAAGCCTGGTTTGCTCCTGTATGGAGGAATAGGTAACGGAAAGACAACGCTAGCTAATGCAATATGTATGTATATTAACCAGCTCAGAGATTACAGCGAGCCTGGTGTGTACAGAACCACAGCGATCATAGTATCCAGAAAGTCTATGAATGATGAGACAAGCAAGTATCTGGAGGAACTTAAGACTAAGGAAATGGTTTGCCTGGATGATCTTGGGATCGAGCCTCAGACTGTCAAGTGTTACGGAAATGATATTTATCCCTTAACGGAATGGATATATGCCAGGTACGAATATCCTCTATTCACGCTGGTTACGACAAACCTCAACATGGAACAGTTATCAGAGCGGTATGGTTCCAGAATAGCTGATCGCATGGAGGAATACTTCAACAAGATACCGTTTACTCATGCAACGTATAGAAAAAAGACAAAATAATGAAAAAAGAACTCATTCAGAAAATCTATGAAGATGCCTGTGCAAAAGGCTTTCATACAGAGTATAAATCAGATCAGCACTGGCTGATCATGGTAATAACAGAGGTGGCAGAAGCTATAGAAGCCGATCGCCAGAACAGATACGTTAAGTTGAACCCAACCATCAAGGCTGTGTTCAATGACGTAACAAAGAGCGATGAAGCCTTCATAGATCGCTTCCAGCAGTACATCAAGAACCACGTGGAGGATGAGCTGGCAGATATTGTGATCCGCTTGTGCGATTACGCTGGAGATAAGGGCTTCTTTGATCTTCCAGATCCTACCATCAAGGCAGATAAGATGTTCTTTGCCTCTCTCTCCTTCACAGAGGTTGCTTATGATCTCACTAAACACATCATAGTGGATGAAGCATTCCTGGGAGCGATGGAGGCTTTTCTTCCTAACATCATTCTGTACGTCTATGACTGGGCTGATAGCATGGGAATAGATCTGGATTGGTTCGTGGAGCAGAAGATCAGATACAACTCTCTCAGAGAACCACTGCATAACAAGAAGTATTAACTTTAAACATAGAGAAAATGAAAAAGGAAATTAAGATGGATCCAGAGGATCTACAGACAAGACTTAACCAGGAGATCATTACAACGTCCGATCCTCGCAAGATGCTTGGTATGTACACAGCTAAGCGAGTACTCAGAACATGGACTGAGGATTTCATAGATCAAGACACAGGCGAACTTGTTACCATAGAGCGTAACGATGTGATCATGGAACGTGGTGTTCTTCTTACTCCAGAACAGGTTTCGGAGCTTTCCTTCTATCTCCAGAGTGGAGATATTAAGGAGGTTGAGATCACAAACCAGTGTCGCAACGGTATCGAGTATCTGGGTGGCGGCTTCACACCTTGGATGGCAACGGTCAAGGTAAATGGCAAGAACACTAAGATGCTTCTGTTTGCCCAGGATATTAACCAGGCTCTGGAGATCTTGAAAGACTACACAGAGCTTGAAACAAGTGGTAGCTTCTTCATCCTTGGTATTAAGCAAAGATCCTCTCTGATCTATATTGATAGCCAGCTTTCTTCTTATGCTATGAATGAGAAGGGAGAAGCTGTAGTGGATGAGAAGGATGATGAGAAGGTGGTGAAGCAGCGATTCTATATCGTAGATGCTTCCATCCAGAACCTGGATGCAACACAAGACCAGGTGGAGGATGGTGTGGATGTTTATTGCCAGACATTCCTTCTTAAGTCTGCAAACGCTGACAGCGCAAAGAAGCAGATCGAGCTGTATATGGCACGTAAGGCTAAGGAACGTGCTGAGACTGGCAAGGAGGCGATCATCTGTAAGTATGGCATTACTATCAATGCGGCTTCTCCAGTAGGTATCGGCAGCGTGGTTCCAGAGGATTTTTCTGAGGCATACAAACACGCTGAGAGCGATTTTGCTAAGGAAGTAGAGAAGAAGGATACTAAGGAGGAAGATGAGGATGAGAACAGCGAAGAATGAACCTAAGAAGGTGGTGGTAATGTTATCCACCACCTTCCCTGTAGGACACAAAAGAGAAAAACAGCCAACAGGTTTCCGTGAGAGCCTTCTGGCTGGAAAGAAGATCCACACGATCAGAGAGGATGCCAAAGGCTTGTGGCAGAAACGCTGCAAGGAGATCAACGAGGGAAAGAAGTATATTTCCATCCGTGAGTGGACTGGCAGACCTTATAACTCTGAGCAAAGGATCATCAAGGAGGTTCACCAGGTGAGCCTACAGAAGATCACCATAGTTCGCATAGATGAACACCAGGATCCTAAGTGCTGGGTGGATGGGAAACCAATTCCTATAGACCAGGTAGCTGCCAACGATGGACTGGATAAGGATGATTTCATTTCTTTCATGTTCTTTGGTTTGAAGGGTATGATCTTTGATGGTGTGATCATTCAGCTAACAGATTTCAGATATTAAGATGGATCAAGAAGTATTTCGTTTATTAATGTGGTTTTTGCTCCTTACAAGCTCTATTATCGGTATTGCCTGGAGTATTAAAGATTAAGATTAAGTTATGAAAAGAATATTCAAGTATTCCCTGGAGATCCTGGATCGCCAGGAGGTTGAGCTTCCAGCTGGAGCAAAGATCCTCAGTGTGCAAGCTCAGAATGGTTTGCCTCAGATCTGGGCGATGGTAGATGATTCCCAGGTTAAGACAGACATGGTTCACATCCGAATAATCGGCACAGGGTATGAGATACCAGATGCCGATTCCCTGGAGTATATCGGAACCGTACAGCTGATCAATGGTGAATGTGTATTCCACGTGTTCAAGGAGGTAGATCATGGCAAGCAAAGTAATCAAGATTAAGATCGGAACCGATGTTCACCAGATGGTTGATAACAAGGGCGAGAAAATAGGATGCTTTGAGTGCTCTCTATTCAATATGTGTTCCAGACTGGGCAACAGCCAGACACCTCTCTGTGATTCTCTGATCAAAGAGAATGCCGATTGTGACTACCAGGGTGGGCATTTCATTCTAAAGCAATAGATCATGTTTGAGATATACGTTAAAATGAAGAAGAAAAAGTGTTGGAAACTTGCTATAGAGGTTCCCAACGCTTGGGGTGGAATGCCTCACCTCTGGATGTATCTGGAAAAGAAATACCTTCCATCTTACGTACCAGTAGGAGCTGATGGAAAGCCGCTGGATCTGGAATGGGTGAAGGAAAAACAGGCAAAAGGCGAATATGCAAGCCGCTGGATCTATGCTTCATCCAGGAAGGAGATCGAGGATCTACAGAAAGATTTCCGCTTAACTTATGAGGAAATGATGGTGTTCAGATCTACATTTGATTTCGCAAAGGTTCTAGGCGAAGATATACCAGTTTACCTTGAATGCTTAAAGGTTGTCGCTGATGAGTGTGGAGGTATCTATCCGCAACAATACAAGGAGCTGAGCAATTTTATTAAGGTTCACAGCATAGATGATATTGAGGCGATCGCTTTCAACCAGACAAGCGTAAACTGTGCCTGTGATTTCTTTGGCAACAGATACAATGAACCAGCAGATAACTTCTGGGACTGCATTTGCCCAAAGGATTTTTATAACAACCTTAGAAAAGAAATGAAATAACAGATAATGGCGAATTTGAAAAAACCAAAATGCAAACAGTGTAAATTTTGGGAATATACCAAAACACTTGGATCTCCTATAGTTCCTGTTTGGCACTGTAGAAGTGGTTTTACACCCTGGGCAGATGCTTTAGGTGATTGCATAAAGAGGGCTGAGCGTAATTTCAAGGCTTACCTTAAAGACAAAAAAGAACATCCAGAAAGTTATTCTGGGTATTCTAAACAGTTGGAAATAGATTTCAAATAAATATGAATGCAAGAGCGTTTTTCGATCTGGTGGCTAATATGAGAGCCGCACAGATCGGCTTCTTTAAAAGCCAGAAAGGATCACAAGAGAGACAGGGCTTTTACAAACAGAGCAAGGATCTGGAGGCAGCTGTGGATGCTGAGATCCAGCGAGTGAATAACATTTTAAACAAGTAAGATATGAGCTGGAAAGAAATGATACAAGTGGAACGTGGAGCCGATATTACGGAAATGGAAGCTCCTATTCCTAGCACGATTGGAGAAGGCTTCACCTTCTGCCTTAATGGTAAGGAATATACCACAATAGGTGGATATACGAAAGGAAAGCGTGATGTGGAGTTTTACATAACTTCTTATATAGGTTATTGTGGTGGAGCAGAGCATTACTATTGTTCTATTAGTATTCCTGTGGAAAACAGAAACGGAAACACAACTATAGGAGGATACTGTGGTGGTATAGAAATTCCCAACGAGTGCCAGAGTTTCAAAGCGAGTATAGTCAGATCTCTTTCAAAAGAGGAAGCGGCAGACACTGAAAGATGGAAATGGTACAAAGAAGGTGACATGGTGGAAGCGTTTTGTTCACTCGAAGAACTTAATAAATGTATCGAAACGATCCGTCAGATTTTTCCAGAAGATAAATGGAATGTAGTTATTAAAAGAAATTACTAGCATTATGAAAGCAAGAATAGCAAAAAAGATCATCAAGATCTGGTGTGAAAGCACCGATAAGCGTTTCTTTGAGGAAGATGGTGGAATAAAGGAGGATAAGATTTCCTTCTTTGCACACCTCTACAGAAAGGCTACTTTGAAAGACAATAAGATGAACTATCCTGGTTCTAACGTGAGCTTGATGTATGCGATCAGAAGAAACCACAAGTCTTGTGGATGCTGCACCAGGTTCAAGCATGAAGATGCCTATGGCAACGGATGGTGTTCTAAGCTCAATGTGGCTAAGGAATGCGGTGACTGGTGTGAAGGAAAGTTCTTCATCAAAAAGAAAACATTACGTTTAATTTAATTGATTAGTTATGAAACACAATGAGTATGGCAATGCTGCCGATATTGTAGGTATGGTATCAAGCGTTCTGGGTACGCTGGAAAAGAAGATCGCAGAACAGCAGAAGAAGGTTGAAGCGTATGAGAAGGCATGGAAGAAGAAAAACCCTCTCTGGAGAAACTTCTGTAAGGTAAACAAAGGCGAACAGCCTATAGAGGTTGCTGAGGATTTTGCTTGCCACGTGATCGCCCAGGTTCTGGCTAAGAAGATAGTGGGTAAGTCTCACGATGAGATCAAGACTATCTACAGCGAAATGAACGACAAGATCATCAAGGAGGTTCTGGAGTTCAATGAGGTGTATGCCTATATGCTGGCTATGGGAGCGGCTGCATCCAGAGAGAAGGAAGGAGGCGATCAATGAACTATGATGATTTCCTGGCAGCAGAGAAGGGCAAGGCTTACACCAAGTGTATAGGCATAGATACAGGTGTGAACACTGGCATAGCGATCTGGAATAAGGTTAAGAAGAAATTCGATCTGGTCAGCAAGGTTATGATCCACCAGGCTCTGGAGATCGTGGCAGACCAGGCAAGACGTGATCATGTTTGTGTGTTTGTTGAGGATGCAAGGCAGCGCAAATGGTACAATGATGCTGGCAAGAGCAGAGATAAGCTACAGGGAGCTGGATCAATTAAGCGAGACTGTAAGATCTGGGAGGACTTTCTGAGAGACAAGGGCATTCCCTTCAAGCTGATTGCACCAAAGAATAACACTACCAAGCTCAGTGCTCCAGCCTTCAAGTCGATAACTGGATATACAGGAAGAACTTGCGAACACTCCAGGGATGCGGCTATGATGGTTTATGGCAGATAATATAATATATATTAAAAATGCGTATGTAATACGCATATATCGGATAATTTTTGTATATTTGCAACGGAATAAATACGTATAATTATGTGCTCATTTTCTATCATATTATGTTTAATAGTTGGACTTCTGGTCAGCACCTCACTCTATCTGTGGGGTGCTCTCCTGGTTGTCTGGCTCTTTCCACGATCTTACGCTAAGGAAGGCGATAAGATCCACATTTACATTAACGGCTCTTACAACCGTACAGCTACCATCAACAAGATAGCCTCTGATCGCTTCTACATCTACGAGAAGGTTAAGATCCCAGTCGGATATAGAGGAAGGTTCTTTGCTATCACCAGAGAGGACAACGTGAAGCTGGTTTATATCAAGAACCGCAAGCTATATCGTCTGATCCCTATCTATCTGTTTGCAAAGTGGATGTTTGCTATCCCAGACGATGAGCATCAGCTTCCAGAGAGTTTCAAGGATCCAGAAGATTCTGGTGATGATGATGAGGATGATAAATCTGATAAATGATGGTTACAAGTGAACTTACATACATTAAGCTGAGCGAGGTTTCCCTTCTTCCTTACAACCCACGTAAGATCAAGAAGGCAGACTTTGATCGGCTTGTTGATAGCATAAAGATAAATGGTTTCTGGAAGCACCGTCCTCTGGCTATAGAGGTACAGGATGGCAAGAACTTTGTTCTGTGCGGAAACCAGAGAGTGAAGGCTGCAAAGAAGCTCAAACTTAAGGAGGTTCCAGCCGTTTTCTACTCTGAGCTAACAGATGATGAGCGAGTTGATCTTATCACCAGGGATAATATCTCAAATGGGGAATGGGATCAGACCGTTCTAGATACGGATCCACACTTCCAGGATCTTGATTTTGAGTTTATGGGCTTGATCCTTCCAGGTACGGATGATGATCAACCTAAGAAAAAGAAGGGCAAGAAGAAACAGGAGGCTGAGACCGATCCAGAAGGATTTGGTGAGGATCCAGATGAAGAAGATTTCCCAGATGAGCCTACACAGGAACAGAAGATGCTGGATGATGTTCTTTTCCCTTCTAACAATAAGTTCGAGATCCCTACTCTGTTGAAGGAAATGGAGGCTGGTAGGGTGGTTCTTCCAATAACACCCTGGGGAGCGAACAGCAGACTGAGGAAAGACGTGAACACATATCACTTCTATGTGGATGATTACAGGTTCGAGAAACTTTTCAAGGATCCGACAAACCTCATTAACTCTGGAGTTCAGTCTATAGTGGAACCTAACTGTAGCTGTCACGATCAAACACCGATCGCCTATGGTATCTCTCTGATCTACAAGAAACGCTGGCTGGCTCGTTACTGCCAGGAGCTGGGTATCAAGGTTTACGCTGATCTGAATGTGGCTCACAAGTTTATCGAGTACAATATGCTAGGTATTCCCGAAGGATATAACGCATTTTTCACCAGGGGATGCGATGGATGGATGGAAAGCCTTAAGAGCGATCTGGAGGTGGCACAGCGTATTTCTGGGCTGGAGGTTCCAAACCTGGTGGTTTATGGAGGTGGCACAGAGATCCAGGAGTTCTGCCAGAAGAAAGGCATCCTCTATCTCTCTGATTTTATCAACGCAAAGAAAATATAAACTATAAAAATTCGTTTAAATATGGGAAGAAACAGTGGCGGTGTTACCTCTGGAGGAACACCAAAAGGCAGAGGCGATGTAAACTACAAGGGAAAGATCACTGGCTTACGTGATCTTGTAACCGTTAAGGACAAAGCCGTATATAAGGAGTTGAAGGAAGGCATTTCCAGGTATCACACCATGTTAGGTGTTCGCCAGAAGGATGTTCGTGTGGGCGCAATGGAAAATGGAGTTCTGGGTGTTCATGCTACAATCGGAGGCAAGAGCGGTCAGATCATCCTTAACTCTAAGTATTTCGATCTTCCAAAAGCTAAGATCGAGACAATGCAAAGGCAAGGCATGAAGGATGGCTGGCACACCAAGACCAAAAAGCCAGTTCAGCACACCGTGATCCATGAGCTTGCACACGCTACCTGGAACAATCACCTGGACAGCGCAAATGCCAAGGCTGCAACACCAGCGGTGAAGAAGCTCTACAATGCCTGGACACGTGATCGCAAGAAGAAGGGCTATGGTCAGTATGCCAAGACCAACATCAATGAGTTCTGGGCTGAAACCTCAGCTAAGGCAGTACGTGGAGACCAGGACAGATATACACGTGCTGTGAGGGGCATCATCAAGAAATACAAGCTCTAACAAAAGGGCAACGAGATAGAATATTCCAGTAACAAACAACAAAAAGCAAGAAATTATGAAAAAGATTCAATTAACAGAGGCAGAGATCAAGACGATCGAGGCTTACAAGAATGATGAGATCAACACTTATTCACCAGAAAATCCAGAGGATCAGAAGAACCTGGATAGCGTGATTAACAAGGCTGAGGAAATTCTGGATGAATATCCAGATGATGAGTTTGATGATCTTGTGCTGTGGGTATATGACAAGTACAACCAGCAACAGGAGGCAGAGGCAGCTAAATAGTGTGCCATTTTACTTTTATATAAATCCAGGAAATCTGATGTGTATTTTGCTACTATCAGATTTTCTTTTTATGGGTAAGGTGTGTATTTGGTACACATTTGTCCTAAAAAACGAAACGATGGCAAAACGACATTAAAGGTTATGGGAAGAATACAGAAAGGCGAACATAGGGGAAAGGAGTTTTCATCCGATTACCAGCCTAAGAACAGGCGCAAACCAAAGATCTTCACTGTGCTCAAAAAGGAGTACGGTGTGGACGTTTCTTCTTCTGTGCTGGGTGATCTGAGCCGTGAACAGATCTGTGACGTGATCAAGCTGGTACTTACTGGAGATCCCAGAAACACGATGATCCTTAACAATAAGATGGGACAGGATCTTAAGGAGATCCAGCAGAAACTTAAGGCTGGCGAGGTTCCACCAGGGATCAAGGCTACTGATTCAGTGTGGCAGCTCTATCTTTCTCTAACCAGCGCAATAACCAAGGAAACGAATGCTGGCAAGAGCGACACGTTACGCTGGTGCATAGAATTTCTTTGGGGTAAGGCTACACAGCCTATTGATAACAACATCATCCAGACGCAAGCATCCGATGATGATCTTTCAGATGAAGATATACAGGCAGAGATCGACAAGATCGACACCGATTTAAATAGTTAGTAATATGGATAAGAAGGCAATGTTAAAAAGAAAGCTGGAGCTTAAGAGGCTCCAGTATAGGAGGGCTGCACAGGATAGGCTGGCGATCTTCCTTAACTATACTATGCCTTCCTACCAGAGGCAGTGGTTTCACACGCTTATAGCTGATAAGTGCCAGGCACTCCTGGAAGGCAAGATCCAGAAGCTGATGATCTTTGTGCCACCTCAGCATGGAAAGAGTGAGATCGTATCACGTAGGTTTCCAGCCTGGGCATTTGGAAGGGATCCATCTTTGAAGATCGTGGAGTGTTCCTATAGTTCCACCCTGGCAGAAAGTTTCTCCAGATCCATTCAGCTAACGATGGATAGCAAGGAATACCAGGAGCTGTTTCCAGATACCCAGATCCCGAAAAGAGGTGGTGGAGGTTTGAAGCGTGATGTGGACTACTTCGATACTCTCTCACGTGGTTTCTATAAGGCTGTGGGTGTTACTGGATCTCTTACTGGTACACCAGCCGATATAGCTATTATTGACGATCCTGTAAAGGATAAGATCGAGGCTTATTCCGATACGTACAGGCAGCGTGTCTGGGACTGGTACACGGACGTTCTTTCTACTCGTTTGCATAACGGATCCAAGCAGCTACTTATTATGACCAGATGGCATGAAGATGATCTGGCTGGCAAGATCCTTAAGAAGGAACCTGGCGAATGGGAGGTTCTATCCATCCCAGCGATCAAGGAGGATGAGCCAAGCCCAGAGGATCCACGTAAGCCAGGTGAAGCACTCTGGGAGGAAAGGCACTCTCTGGAGCGATTGAGGGCGATGGAAAGGAAATCACTCAGAACCTTCACAGCTCTCTATCAGCAGCATCCTTCTGTGGCTGGAGGTACGATCTGGAAGCGTGACTGGTTCCGTAAGATCTCAGTTCCAGAGTTCCTGGGCATCAAGAATAAGGATGTGATCATCCACTTCTTTATGGATACAGCATACACCAAGAATACTGGGAATGACCCTTCTGGTCAGATTGCAGCGTGCCGCATAGGAAACTATATGTATATCACGGATGCTATTTCCGTATATAAGAACTTTCCAGATCTGATCCGCTGGATCCCAGAATATGAGAAGGCGCATGGATACACGAAATCATCCACGATCAGAATAGAGCCTAAAGCAAATGGTATCTCTGTAGTGGATCAGCTCCAGGATCAAACAGATCTGAATGTGGTGAAAACTCCTTCACCTGTTGATTCCAAGGAGGTGAGAGCGCAAGCTAACAGCGCAAAGATCGAGTGTGGACGTGTGTTCCTGGTAGAAGGCGAATGGAACGAGAACTATCTGGAGCAAGTCACCAAGTTCCCAGCTGTGGCACATGATGAGTGGGTCGATGTTACTAATTACGCAATAGACTATCTCATTAATGATGAGGTGGAGATACCAGATGATATAGAGGATCGTCTGCCAGTCTTAGATATATAATCAATATTACATAACTATGGGTATTTTTTCAAGTATCACAAACAACATCAAGGCGGCTGTAGGCTACAAGCAGTCTTTCGATGAACTCCTGGAGGCTGGTGATATAACCAGAGCCGTAGGCTTAATGACCGACTGGAGCGAGGTAGCGGCAAAGAACCTCAAAGATTACAAGATCGGATCACACAAGATCATGGATCGCAAGGATAAAGCCGTATTTGACAAGAAGGGTAATTTCCTCAGATGGAGAAAACGCTGGAAGATTCCCCAGCCATACCAGGAGTATATCAACGAGGTATCCCTGGTTTTCCTCTATGGTAAGCCTGTGCTCTGGGCGCAATACACAGAGAACACAGATTTTGCCTTTGATGCTTACACAAAGCTGAATGAGGAATGCCGTTTTGATTCCATCATCCGAGAGGCGAAACGTGCCGCTGGTGCTGAGGGTACATCTGCCATCCTCTATCATGTGTATAAGGATCGTGAAGGTAAGCCAAGGCTCCTTCTTAAGTGCCTGTGCAAGGATGAGGATGATGAGATCTACACCATCAAGGATCAGTATGGAAGGCTTACGGCTTTTGCCTGGGGCTATTACGTTACTGAGGCTGGAGGGCACACCGTACATCATATAGACATCTACACAGACGATACGATCTATGAGTGCCAGAGAGGTTCAGTAGGCTGGAATGTGAACAAAAGAAAGAACCCGATCGGAAAGATCCCTGTGCTTCTTCTGGAGCAGAAACCAGAGGCAGCTTCAGTGCAGCCGATGATCGAGCGTGTCGAGAACATGGAGAGTGTTGATGCTGATGTTGTGGATCGTTTTGCGAACCCAGCCCTGGTAGCAACAGCAGACATTCTGAATAACCTTCCAAAGGAAGAAGAAGAAGCGAAGCTCTTTGTGCTTAAGAACGGTGGTGAACTGAAATACTTATCCTGGGATCAAAGCTCTGATGCTAAGGAAAAGCAGTACCAGAGGCTTGATAACAAGATTATGAACTTCTCCTTCACACCTCAGATCAACCTGGATTCTATGAAGAACCTGGGCAACCTGTCAGCTAAGGCGATCGTGAAGGTGTTCCTCCTGGCAGAGGTGAAGGCAGAGCGACACAAGGAAAAGCACGATGGCTACATGAACCGTCACGCACACCTTATGCTAGCTATTCTCGCTAATGTGCTAGATTATGCTCATGCTGAGGAATACAAGAAGCTGGTGGTTACACATACCTTCCAGCAGCCATTTGGCGAGGATTCAAGCGATGTGCTTACAGATGTGCTTAAGATGTTCGGTGCTGGTGCTCTGTCACTCCAGACAACCCTGGAACTTTCCTACCTGGTTAAGAATGCCAAGAAGGAGCTGGGCTTGATCCAGGATGAGAGAGAAGAAAGTTTGAAGCAGCAAGCCGAAATGAACAGGCAAGACGTTTTCCAGCCAGCAGACTAAAGGATGGCAAAGAAGAAACCAGATGTGATCTTTAGCGATGTGCATTGCATAGACTGTGCTCATTGCTATGATCACCACGAAATGAGCGTTAAGGGAGTGCTCTTTATGGGTCGCTGTCCTTATAGCGAGTGGGCTGTTTTCCTTTTCCACGATTATTGCAATCACTTCAAAATGAAAAAGGCATGAAAATAGATTATGAACTTCTACATAGATCTATGATCGAGCGCACGAATACGTATGCCTCCAGGATCAAGGCTATCTACCAGGGAGCTTTTGATCAGATCATAGAGATCATCAAGGAGTGTGATCTGGAAGATGATAAGCCTTTCAGCTTCACAGATTACGGATACAGCGAGGATGTTACTCCAGTGTTCCGAAATATGTATTCCCAGCTATACCAGGAATACCGCAAGGATATTACCTTTGAGTTTAACAAGGCAAACAAGGATAATGACAACCTGGTTAAGGCGATCTTTGGAGCCAGATCTATAGAGGATAACCATTACGCTAAGTTCTTCCACCGAAACATGGAAGCTCTGGATGCCTTCTTCACCAGGAAGAATAACGGAATGAACCTGTCACAGCGAGTGTGGATGTATGTGGGCTTATTCAAACAGGAACTCCAGGACACTATAGACCTGGCTCTGGGAGAAGGAACAGCAGCCAACAGTCTTGCAGCCAGGATCAAGCATCTTCTGAATGAGCCGGATCGGTTCTACAGGAGATTCCGAGTTAAGACTGGTAAGGATGAGAACGGAAACCCGATCTATGGAAGGATCTGGAAAAGGCGCATCTATGACCGCAAAACTGGCTTGTATCAGTGGGTGAATGAGGATCCCAGGAAGTACCATCCTGGAATGGGTGTGTACAGATCATCTGCCAGGAATGCCCAGAGACTTGCCAGAACAGAAACGAATATCGCCTACAGAACGGCTGATTACAACCGCTGGCAGACGTTTGATTTTGTTGTTGGCTGTGAGATCAAGGTGAGCAATAACCATCCATACCCAGATATATGTGATGATCTCGCTGGCTTCTATCCCAAAGATTTCAAGTGGACTGGCTGGCATCCTAACTGTAGGTGTTACATGGTTCCAGTACTGGCGGCTGAATATGAGATACAGGATATGATCGGTAAGCTCATGGATAACAAGAGTAGTAAGCTGGTCGATTCCGACAACGAGATCAAGGAAATGCCTCAGTGCTTCACCACCTGGCTTGATCAGAACTGGGAACGCTACCAGGCTTCAAAGAAGAAGGGAACGCTACCATACTGGATCCAGGATAATGAGCGATATTTCAAAAAGGCTTCTTAGTTTTTTCGTACATAAGATTTAGTTAAACGTTATTTTTGTTGCTCTGTTGTGAAACATGGAAACAGAGAAAGGGATCTCATTTCTGGGATCCCTTTTATCATTTATGTAGCTCAGAGGATGGCTAAAACCTTCCTCTCTTAGATTTCTTAGTGTGCAAGGTTCCACGCTTGATCGTGGCGAACCTGGATCTGTAGGTATTGCCTTTGAACCTTCCCCAGGTGCTCTTTGCCTTCACTCCGATCACCTCTGTAGGGATCGTGTCGTAGATAGCTGATACCGATCCGAAATACCAGTCTTTTTCACCCAGGTAAGGCTGATCCAGATGAACGTGTATGATGCTTCTTTCCTTTGCCATATTTAATCACAATTAAAATTCATATTGTCGATCTTGATGCCGATCACCTTAACAGCCGTGTTGATGATCCTGGTGTGGATGGAGATCTTATAGTTACCAGCGATCTCCTGGAGTGCCTTGCATACAGCCAGAGCATCCTTATTGACGGTGCTGTGATAAGGAGCGGACAAACGCATTCTGATAAGCTGATCATAGTGCATTTCCTTTTCTCTCACATAAGTACACAGAGCCTGGCAGATATAGATGTTCGTGAGCAAGTTGTATTCTTTTATGTGTGGATACTCCTTTTCCAGCTCAGAATTGATGCAGAAGTACAGCGTTTGAACATCATTACCAGTCTTACCCAGGAAGGCGCACACCTAGTTTTCCAGGCTGTTGATAAGATCTACCTTATCTCCACCTATGATGTTACGGATGTATTCCTTAGTGTGTGCTCTGATCTCTCTCACAGGCTTCTTATAGTCAAGCTGTCTCTGGGCGCATTCATTTGCTACAGCTGTGGCGAAACGGAATGCAGCCTGTGTCAGTACTATTGGAAGGTATGCGATTTTCAGAGCTTCATCTGGTGTGAACTTACTGAGCATTTCACTCAGTGTAAACTCTCTGGCTGGTAAAACCTCCTTCTGGAGCTTCTTGTTTACCAGGTTTGGCATCATGTAGCCGTTTGTATAATTGTCTTGCATAACTCTATTTATTTAAATTCTTATTACGTTTGTTCTGGATCATCCTAAAAGATCATAGTTCGGTTCACTACCTTCAAACTCTCGTAACTTGGAACAGCCAAAGGCACAGCTGCCATATTCGCTATCGTAAAAGTTACTACAGTTGTCGCACGGTGATTTTCTTCCAGCATCTTCTGTAATTCGTTCTTAAGATCTCCCATAACTAACTAGATTAAACTTGTTATTAGATCACGATCCTCATCTGTAATAGCATATTTCTTCTGGAGCACATAAAGAAGATAATTGCGTGCTCCCAGAAGTTCCACAGCCTTATTACGGAGATCCATAGTACCCAGCTTCTGGAACTGATCTGCCATCCAGTAGCCTAACTGGATCTTTTCCTCTCTGAGCTGCTTTCTCTCACGTGCAACGTCTGCCACCTTCTGGGTGATGAATTGTGAGGCATTATAGAGCAAACAGAAATCATCCTTATCAAGATCTGTATCCATATACATTTCATTGATGGACTTAAATTCTTCTTCTGTCACCTTGTAATTAACTCTTTGTTCAAATTCTGATCTTAACATGATGTAATAATTTAAAAATTAAACTTGCATTTGAAGTGTGTATCTGAAACACAGGTGCAAAGATAGTGTTTTTATTGAATACACCAAACATTTTTAGATTTATTTTCTATTTATTTTTGATCTGTTTTCTATCAAGTGTGCATAAAACGCTGAAAATCTTAATGTTATAAAAATAAAAATATCATGCGTATGTTATACGCATATTAGAAAATTTTCCTATCTTTGCGGTGTTTAAACAAATTTAAGTATCAATATGAACAAGTTACTCTTTTCAAAAGTTAAAGATCAGTGCAAAGACACTGGCTTGTCAGAGGAGTGTCTTAAGGCTTTAACCGAAGCTATCGGTGGAAGTATTGAAGATGATTCGACTGATGAGGAGGCGATCGGCAAAGTAGCAAACCAGATTAAGCAAGTGGCTGTTAGTACTCAGTCAGAGGCTGCAAGGTGGGCGAACAACAAGAAGGATCCAAAGAACAAGAAGGATCAGAAGAAACAGAAGCCAGCCAACAAGGATGGTGAAGGTGATGATGATGATCCAGACGGTGACCAAGATCCACCTCAAAATACCGATAACCAGGTTTTGGAGCTTCTTAAGAAACTTGAAAAGCGTATGGATCAATTCGAGGTCGATGGTAAGACCAAGGATCGCCAGAAACTTATCAAGGAAGCGATGGAGAACCACAAGATCCCAACTAAGTTCCGTGATCGACTTGCAAAGTCTATCGGGGATGATGAGGATATTGAGGAGACCGTCAAGGCTTTCAAACAGGATTTCATTACTGAGGGACTTACTTCTGAGGGAGAACAGAAAAACAAGACAGCAACGGAACAGCAAGTAGATGAAGCTGCTGATGCCTTGCTCAAAAGTATCACTGTTGAATAAAAAAGGTTATTATGAAAGGAACAAAAGCATCTTTCGTAGGTTCAAGACCGATTTTTACAGGCTCTCCTACTATCGTGCCTGGTGGCTTCAATCTGGATAAGACAAGCCAGAATTTCCGTGTTGGTGACGTGATCCCAGCTGGAACACTGGCTATCTATGATGAGCAGAAGCGCACAGTTAAGGTAGTAAAGACTGCAAAGGTTTTGTCTGTCAAGGGTACAACCGTTACCCTGTATGTTGATGAGTTCTATGAGCCTATCTTCTGTGAAGGCGATCGTGTTGCTAAGGCTGGAGCTATCTCTGGAACCTGGGCGAGTGCGGTTACTATCACTAAGGTAGTGAAAACTCCAAACTCATGTGAGATCACTCTTTCTGCTGCTATCAGTGGTTTGGCTGCTGATAACATCATCCAGGAGGTTGTTAAGTCTGATGATAATGCCGCTGAGATCGGCACAGCTAACGCTGTCCTTATCACTGACACAGATGTTCGCCAGGATGAATCACAGGTAGATGTATGTGATCATACACTTAATTACAGAATGTTTGAGAGACGTGTGCCACCTATCCCAGCTTCCCAGAAGTCTGCTGATGGTAGAGCATTGAAGGGTAATGCCAACGTTCTTCTCACACAGAGTTATTAACATTTTAAATTTAAGTACGACTTATTATGAGATCAATATTTAATGATTTTACGGATCTTGTGAAAGACGGTAAGCCTCTGGATCTCCTGGCTACCTGGAGGAAAACCTTCGATAAGGCTAGCCAGAACGAGGCTACAATCTTCCAGAAGATGTACTGTGATACCTGGTGCGACTGGAACACACCTCAGATGTCACTCACAGCTGAGGGGGTGATCGGCAAGTACCACATCCGTTTCATGGCTACACTGATCGGTGATGAATCTCCTACACCTCTCAGACGTGCCGATGGCTTCGACACATGGACTAAGGAGATCCCACGTGTGGGACACAAGTTCCCTATGACAGCTAAGGAGTATCGTAAGATGATGGAGGTGTATGAGAATCCTCATATCTCTGATACGGCTAAGGTTAAGGCTATCGAAAAGACACTTCACGCATCTATGGAGGATGCTTATCTGGGTGTTAAGGATGTTATGGACTTCATCTTGCTCCAGGCATTCAGTAACGATGGTGTGGCTCAGTTCGAGCCAGAGGTAAACAACCCAGGCGGTCGTAAGTTTGAGATCGACTATTGCATGGATGAGGAAAACAAGCTCATTTCAGTCTATAATTGGACTGATGAGAATGTTAAGGCTGGTAAGGTATCGCCTATCCTCACACTCGCTGCAATTTGTTCAAGTCTCCGAAATCGTGGTATCGAGCCAGGCGAGATCTTGATGAGCCAGGATCTCTATTACTGGTTGCGCATGAACCCAGCAACACGCTTGCTTGTTCACGGCTCAGACAAGAAGGATCAGACTGTTACGAAGTCTGAGCTTGAAACAGAGCTGGCAGAGAACGAGATCCCTAGCATTACTGTTGTTAAGCGCAGAATGGGCATTGATAAGGATGGTAAGCGTAAGACACTTGATCCTTGGGATCATAACTTCATCTGTATCAAGCCAGAGGGCAAGGTGGCTGAGATCCAGCCAGCGATCGAGGATAACCAGTTGATGGAGGAAAAGGATGTGGACTACATCAACGCTGGTAATGGTATCCGTATCGCTAAGTGGCGCACAGGTGAATCTACAGGACAGCAAGCCGCTGAGTACACCCAGGGATCTGGTCGTTTGCTTCCTCTGATCACACGTATTGGCGAGATCGCTTGCGTACAGGTTCGTGGCTTCAAGGAGCAGACGGTAGAGGGCGCAAACATTGATACTAAATCGTTTGTCACACGATCTGAGTATGGCACAATCGAAACTCTCTAACATATTCATATATGGGAAAGATTAAATTCGTAACTAAGGTAAAGAAGGTTTTCCGTGACAAGATCACTGGGAACCTTCTCAATCCTGGTGATACTCTCATTATTGAGAATGATACTGCCAGGTTGAATTTGTGTATCAGTAAGGGTGCTGTAGAGCTTGTTTCTGTTGAGACAGAATCCGACAACAACAAGGGAGGCAACCCTACTACTGTGTGTGTAAATGGTACAGAGTATGATCTGAATAAGGTCAAGGAAGCCCTTTCTGTTATTGGAGCCGCTGTAAATGCTAACGCTGGTTTCAACGGTGTAAATAACAAGGTCGCTTCTCTCGCTTCTGATCAGATCGAGGCTCTGGAAGCAGAACTTAATAAGTAATCTCTCATGGGCGCATTAACAAACAAACAGGCTCTCTCTGGTGAACTGGAGCCTTATTCTGTTTCACAGCCCACGATGATAAAAGCCCTACTGGATGCTGGTTTTTCCTCAGAGGATGTAGATGGTGACTACAAACCAGAGGATAAGAGCAAGATCGCAATAGCTGCAATCTTTGTATTGAAGAAGCTGATCGTGCTAACCAGCGACAGTTTGGGCAAATCATCCCAGGGCTATTCAGTGGATAAGCTGGAGGATCGTATCAAAGGGCTATGCTCTGAGAATGATCTTGATGCTGATGAGTACCTGGATGTGCCCACAGTTGAGGATGGATCAAACCTTTGGTAATTTATGAGGTGTAACGGAACATTCAGATACACAGCCCTGGCTGGTGGTGAGAAGGATGAGGATACTGGCTTCATTACTGGCTCAGAACCTATTTGGGAGGACGGTATGGAATGCCAGATAGACAAGTCTATTCCAGCATCCAGCTACAGATCGGCTGATGGTCAAGCCTTCTTCTACACCTATGATGTATTCATAGATAAGAGCTTCGATGGTAATATTACGATCGGCTCTGAGGTAGAGGTAACGTTTGAGGATGGAAGCACCGAATCTTTTACCGTACAAGGCATAGATAACGCTAACAGAAAATATCTGGAGATATGGGGATAAAATACGTTTCTGGTTACAACCTAATACCAGAAGCTGTAAGAGAGTTCCAGGAGCGTGTTGAAAACGCTACAGTGTACTATTTCTCCTACATGGGAGAGAAACTTGCAAAGTACGCTAAGGAAATGCACAGCTACACTGATCGGACTGGCAACCTTACTAAATCCATAGGGTATGCGGTTGTTAAGGGTGGTAAGATCATCAACACAGGCGGCATGATGGGATCCAACGAGGCTAAAGCTGCATCACTCCAGGTGCTCCAGGAAATGATGGATCGGATAAACCACCAGTTTGCTCTGATCATTATCGCTGGTATGGAATACGCTTCCTATGTGGAGGCGAAAGGCTATAACGTCATTATGCCAGCGGAATTGAAGGCAAAGGCAGAAATGCCAGCCGTTATCCAGAGGATCAAGCTGGAGGCATCTATGAAGGCAAAGGAACAATTTGGAATTTCTTTATGATTACAGTTGAAGATATTCAGATCAAGGTTTACCAGTTACTCAAAGAGAAACTGAAAGCCGTGAAGCTAACAGGCTCGGTGGGCTACACCAGGCACGACTTCACAAAAGAGGATGTGATCATCCTTTCAAAAGGTAGCGAGGGATCCAGTGATCTTTGTGTCGGCTCTATAGTTGTAAATATCCACGTTCCCGACATCAAGCGCAAGAAGAAAGATGGATCCATCCTGTATGATATTAATTTCCCCAGGTTGATGGAGATAAGGACTGCAACGATCGAGGCTCTGAATAGCTACTATAATGCTGAGGAAGGATATAACTGGGTGATCTCACACCTGGATCCAGCCACTAAGGAGCAAGATCAAGATGAGCACTTCTTTCCTGTTTACCTGGAGATCTATATTAGACACAATAAGTAATTTAAAATTATAGAACTATGATTTTATCAACAATGGGTATTAAGGCACTCTATTATGCGCCTATCAACAAGGCAGACCCAACAATAATGCCTACTACTGGCTTCAAGCCAGTGGATGTGTACCAGGATACTTGCTCCTTCAAGGATAAGGATCCTACCACAACCACACACAAGAGCGAGACTTCTAACAAGAAGATCAACCAGGTATCCAAGGAAGGAAACGAGCTTGTTTTCTCTATCATGGATCCATCCAAGGCGATCCGTGCGGACTTCGAGGGTGGCAAGTATGATGAGAGCAAGAAAACATATACTGAGCCAGAGGTGGCACAGAATATCGAAATGGCTCTGATCGTCCTTCCTGTTGCTGGTGATGCGCTTCACATTTCTTGTGCAAGCATTTCAGCACTTAAGAATACCACTTATTCCTCTAAGGGTATCTCTCTGGAAGATGTGACAGCCACACCTACCTACCCTATTGTTTATTCTGAGGATCTTACTATCCCTGGTGCTAAATAAGGGATGTAAGAAAAGATGTTTCATAACTACACGGTGTAAAGCCTCCTATCCCCAGGATGGGGGGCTTTCTCTATTTTATTAACACAGTTTTAACAGAATACGTTTCTGTTTTAACACATATAAACACAAAAAGCTATGAGTGAAGAAAACAAGAAGAAAGAGCTTACCAGGGAGCAAAAGCTAGCGATCGAGGAAAAGGCGATCCAGGCACTCCTTGATATGGGTGTTAAGTTCAGTGTTCCTTTGAAGATGGAGATCAAGACACAGCCAAAGAGGATCAGCTGGTGGAATCGCCACTTCCCTAACCACCAGATCATCTGGCATGATGATCGTTTCCCGAAAGACTGGGATGTGAGTATAGAGGATATTCCAGAAGCCGATCGCCAGAATATGCAGACGGTGTACCTAAGAAGGTTCTATGTTAAGCCTCTCTATCTGGGTACGATCGACAGGATCAGAGCCGAATATCTTAACATAGAGTTTGATGAGGAAAAGATCCAGGTCGCTCCAGGAGCTGAGAGTAAGAAGCTGTTTAAGTATATCCCGACAATGGCTAAGATCGCTGCAATGGCTGTGATCAACGACAAGAGGGTGACGGATCCAGAGAATGAGGATGTGAAGGAACTCCAGGCATTCTTCATAGAGCACCTTACTGTAAACACCCTATCACGACTTGTTTCTATCATTTCCCAGATGATGAACACCGTGGGTTTTACGAACTCTATTCGATCAATCGTGGAACTTCCACAACCAACAAAGCCAAAGCAAAATCGAGTAGAGTAATCGGTTTAAATTCTGCCTGGGGAAACAGAGGTGAGATCTGTAAAAACTATGGTTGGACTTTAGACTATTTGCAATGGCAAATATCCTGGGTGAACGTTCAGATGATACTGGCAGATGCTGCAAGGTGTCTGGATGAGGATGAGGTGGAAGAACAGAATGTTACCACTAACGAGCTGAAATCCAAGGATGATATTAAGAATTTCATTAAAAACTTCATGTAAGTTATGGATAATATTAACGGTGGTTTAGCGTTTGCGGCAACGCTTGATATAAAGGACTTCAATGTGTCAGCTGATGCAATGAATGCAAGGGTTAAGCAGCTCTCTGATACTACAGCGGCTAAGGCGGCTGAAATGGATCAGTCACTCTTAACCTTTGCTAAGAATGGTGCTGCCTATATTACTTCTTACCTGGTAGGTCAAGGCATGACGAACTTGCTTACGTCTATCGTACAGGTAAGAGGTCAGTTCCAACAGCTGGAGATCGCTTTTGAAACGATGCTGGGTTCCAAGAGCAAGGCACATGAACTGATGCAACAGATGGAGGAAACAGCCGCTAAGACACCGTTTGATCTGGATGGTGTTGCTAACGGTGCTAAACAGCTCCTGGCATACGGTGAGAGTGCTGATAAGGTGAATGATACCCTGGTGAGACTGGGTAACATAGCCTCTGGTTTGTCTTTGCCTCTTAATGATATTGTGTACCTGTATGGTACTACGATGGTTCAAGGTCGCTTGTATGCTGCGGATGTAAGGCAGTTCACTGGTCGAGGCATTCCGCTTGTGAAGGAGCTGGCAAAGATGTATGGTGTTACAGCAGATGAGATTAACAACATGGTATCTGCTGGTAAGATCGGCTTCCCAGACGTTCAGAAGGTTCTTAACAAGCTCACGGATGAGGGAGGTCAGTTCTATAATCTGATGGAGAAGCAATCGAAATCCCTTACTGGTATGATCTCAAACCTGGGAGATACCTGGGATCAAGTACAGGATCATCTGGGAGAACAGAACCAGGATCTTTTTGTTGGAGCCATCAATGCGGCTGGGTACTTCCTGGAGCACCTGGAAGATATATTGAAGATGGTGAAGGCTGTAGCGATCGCCTATGGATCGTACAGGGCTGCACTCGTCTTGAATACTATCGCCACAAAGGGATTCACTGGTGTTGCACTCATTAACAACACTGTAGAACAGAGTAAGATCGCCCTTCTTAAGGTCAGATCTACACTAACAGGTGAGGTAGCAGCACAGACAGCGGCAATGACAGCGGCAGAGAAGGCACACGTGGCTTCACTCCAGGCAGAGCTTACGGCTGAGGAACAGGCGAACCTTAAGAAAACTCTGAGGATCCAGGCTATTACGGCTCTCCTTACAACAGAACAGAAGCAATACTTATCTAACTTGAACCTCACTACATCCAGCCAGAGGTATGAGGCAGCAGCTATGGGAGTGCTCTCTGTAGAACAAAAGATGTCACTCCAGAAAACAGAGCTGAATGCCAAGAGTGCCACATATCGTGCGGCTCTGGAGAAAGAGGTGTTAGCTAAGCGCAAGGCAACGGAGGCAACGCTGGAACAGCAGAGAGCCGAAGTAAAAGCATCCTATGCCAAGCTGGAAGCAGCCAAGAATGCGGCTATAGCATCCGCTCAGAGTGTGGAGGCGGCTAAGTACGAAGTTTACTGGGCTGAGAAAAGTGGGGATGCTACCAAGATCGAGACCGCACAGAAACGTCTGGCTACAGCGCAAGACCAGGCAGCAGCCAGCAGAAAGGCAGCTCTGGCAGCACAGACCCAGTTCTATACTGAGAAGAAGAACCTGGAGACAACAGCCAGCAAAGCATCTACAGCGGCAACAGCGGCAGACAATGCGGCTAAGGAAGCCCAGGTGGTGGTCACTGGTACAGCTACAGCGGCTACAAATACCTTCACTCTCGCTGTGAAGAACCTCTGGAAGGCATTTAAGGCGAATCCTCTGGGATGGATCATCACTCTGGCTGGTATCGCTTATTCAGCTTTTGAAATGCTCAAAGGATCTGAGGAAGAAACGGACACTGTAACCCAGCAGCTCACTGAGCACACCAGAAAAGCATCTGATGAGTTCAATGCCCA